AGGTAATTCTACCCTTCTTTCATTGCAATCCGGACTGTTATATCCGTTCCATGATCCGTATTTTAGTATTATTAGGTCAGCCATATTTCTCCTCGAAAGTGACTCTCCATTCGGGCACACGGTCCCACTGATGAACGACAGTCACTTTCGAACCATTGGCAAAGACTTCGCCATTGGTAAATGTATAATCAATATTTCTAACAAATGGAAGAGGCATGTTAGGGTTTCTTTGGTATTCTTCACCAATACCACCTGAACCTGCCTGAATAGCAGGGAGAGAGGTACCCGCATGAACAACCCAACCTTCTGTTGGATTGCTAAACTTAGTGTTATACTTATATGCTTCCATACCAAGAGCAATATTCATTGCTGCCTGATCTGGGCCTCCACCACCTGGTACCTGTGGATTTAGACCACGACAAATTAGCCAGAGGTTTAGAGCAAAGTCTTTTAGTGCCATTCTCGTACCAGCAATTACACCAGCACAGTAGATTTCTTTTGCCTTGGCATTCTCTAAGAAATATTCACCAAAGGCATGTTTCAGATTGTTACGACCCCATGGTTCGGATCCATAGGTCATGTTCTCCGAACCAACGAGCAATTGAGTATTGTTTAGGAAATAACTGTCTAACCACTCGGTTGGGTTAGACTGGAATACAACGTCTCTAACGTCTGTCATAACTACACGGTCAACATCCATAGGATGCTCTAGCATTTCAAGCAGACTGTATAGATGAAAGAAGCGGTCGACCATGACTGAACCACGAGAGTTGTCATGAGTGAAACCAGTGTTTTCATCGAACTGGTTACAACCGATAATCATGAATCCTTCATCGGTTAGTTTCTTGACCGTAGGTGCATCCATGTTGTAAACAAGGAGGGCCTTGTGTCCGGTGAATCCTGATTTCTTGATTGAGTTGGCCCAATACTTGATCTGGTCCCAATTATAACGATCAACTACACCAACGATTAGGTCTTTAGCCATGGGTATTTTCCTCCATAATAATTTTCTTGTGTTTTATTACCTTCAACGAAAAATTCTTCTGTTACTGACCCTTCATTGCCGTCTAATCGATAGCATAGGGTATATTTACCATTCGTATCATATTTAGCATGTTCTTTGACAGTATAGAAATAACGGCGATCACCACCCCAACCAGAATGCCATAGATGGCAGGTGGCCTGGATAAACTTTTTCGTAAAACAGAATGATGATGTATCGATTAGATATTGCTTACCGTGTGGTGACTGTCTTGATCCGAAAATCTCCCACTTACCAAGACTTTCGCAGTTGTCATTACAACGGAAGCGGCGATCAGGTGAATAGATTTGGCGAAGCGAATAAGCAAAGTCAAGGTTCTTTTCTTCAATAGTCTTGACTAGCGTTTCAACATGGTCTGGTTGAAACCAGTTATCTTCGTCTAAGAATAGAATGTAATCTGAATTGAGTAGATGTGGATAGGCAGCATAGATGCGATGGCCATAGAAATTGCCACCAGTCTTGCCTGTGTTCTCTGGTGCATATTCAAGTTGCACACCTTCACAGGCGTTTAGATCCCATACTGCCTGGCGATATTCAGGTCCATCAACCACAACAAGATGCTTACACTTATAAGTCTGGTTCTTTACAGACTCAATAGCGTCTTTTAGTTTAGGTGAACCGATAGAAGGTGTGATAACAGTTACGGTTTTTGGAGATTCTTCAATCACGAGTTGCATAATAACCTCATATAAATGGGGAGGGTTACCCCTCCCCGAATAAACCTTCTGGTGCGCCTAAGGCGTGAAGGTTCTTATTAGCATTATTTAGGAGTTACGGCATCCATGGTCTTTTGTGCCATATCGGCCCAGACTTTGGTGCTTTCGTTGAGCAACTGTTTCGTCGCCTCGCCAACACCGAATGGATCCATGATGTCGATTTTCTTCGCCTTCTTTTCTTCGGGAATATAGCGTTCAAGAGCAATTCTAAGTAGACCATTGACCAACTCCGCATTTTTTACAACAACAGTGTCAGCAAGTGTGAACTGGCGAGTGAACGCACGATTGGCGATACCTTGATAGATATAGTCCTTATCTTCCGCTTCATGCTTACCAGTGATTGTTAGGGTATCGTCCTTCAACTCAATATCAAGATTTTGCTTGCCGAAACCGGCAACGGCCATTTCGATTTCAAAATGCTCGTCGTCAATCTTTTTGATATTGTATGGAGGATAGGTAGGGATCTTTGGCATTGCTTCTGCTGCCTCACGGAAACGTTCCAGAACCTGGTCGAATCCAATAAATTGCTTAGTGAGGTTAGGAATACCAAAGTTTTCGGTATTGAATTTATAGTTTGTCATTGTAGTCTCCTTTTCAGCGAGATATAAAAACGATACCTTTCGGCTATCGTCATATATTATATAGTAAACTTTATACGTTTGTCAAGAAGAATAATAGTTAGAAAAGGTAAAATCATATCCAGTATTGGCGCTGGTTATGGTGGTTCCTGACGATATGCTTCCTTGAACAGATGGTGACATATTATTCATAACGACAACACCCTGTCCACCACCCTGATTAGCAACACGGGAAACTTGTCCAATAACTTGCTGGCCGATCTGCATAATTTCACCAACTTGAGGAATACCAAATTGACCACCGAGTAAAGATTGAAATGCTCCTAGGCCACCACCAAATGATCCTAGTCCACCATATGCGGTGACTTTATTTGATCCACCTGCGGGTGTGGGTAGGCCCGTGACATGCTGAATTGTGGCAATAACGTCTGGTGACCCTTGATCCATAAGTGAGACAATCATAGGTATACCTTGAACCAAGATTGTTTGTGGTGATAGTGATATCAAGGCACCTAGATTAGTATGACTATCTAAACCACCAACAACAGCAGCAAGTAAACCTTCAACCATGACCTTTGTATTCAGTCCTGTATCAAGTGTAACTGCACCACACAATCTTGGATCGGTAACTCTATGAACTTTTGGCATTCTTCTTAGGTCTCCCTGGACCCTTCTTAGCAGTTGTCTTAGAAACTTCTTCTTTGGTAACCGATCTTCTATGATTAGATGTCTTTGCTGCTCTCTTTACAAAATCGGGAATCTCAGGTTCTTTGATATTTAGAGTGATTGTGCCGGCACTCTCGGTAATGCCAGTTGAACCCATACCACCTGTGCGGCCGGTCTTTAGAATAGGTCTAACAGCGGTTTCTACGATATCAAAATCTTCATCTTTGACTAACTCAGCTTGTGCAATACGGTCACCACCACTAATAGTAATAGGATTACCGCTAATGTTATAAACAAGCACCATTACTTCCTGAACATAATCGGAATCAATAACACCTTCTGCATTAGCAAGTACCAGGCCTTGCTTCAAGGACGCACCGGAACGGGCGTGGAGACGCACCGAATAACCCTTTGGTATGTCCATGATCAAACCAGTTGGCACCATAATCCTATCGCCTGGCTGAACAATAATCTGATTGTTCATAGGACGTTTGAAGTTCTTATTGTTGGTGCTGTAACCTTCATAGGTACTCTTACCGAATCCTTGAAAGGATAGGTCAAAACAAGCCGACTGTGCGGTCTGCTTTTGTGGGAGTTTTATCATGGAATGTGTTCTATAAATTTTCAATGTAGTCATAACAAACTCACTTTCTTATTCTGGATAACGCTTCTTACCTAGTGAATACTTGGCAACAAGGTTCCATTCATTCTTTTCACCGTATGAAATAATTTTGATTCTGTTTAGTGGAGTCAGTGGTTCTTCTGATTTGGTAGAATCGATTAGTTCAACCAATCCCCATTCTGCTAGTAGATTAGCAATGGTGTTTCTTCTACCACGATCCTCTTCCGAGAAATCGGTTGGTTTACCATCTAACATAAACATTTCTTTGAAATGAACTAAGTAATATCTACCCTGCTTATGAAGGATATGACATGACTGGTACAAAGTTTTGTCCTTCTTGGACGCAACACCAATACGGGTCAATGTTTCTTTTACCTTCAAGAAGGCTTGTGGGTCAGGTAATCTAACTTCCACGAAGTCGTCTAGGTTTACTGTCATCTGTGCCACCTTTATAAATTCTTTTTCTAATTTCTTCTAGTTGGGCATCGCTGAGTAGAACCATCACATCTTTCGCCTTGGCGTCTGAATATCCATAATATTCTTTCACGGCTTCGAGGTCATCAGGTTTCTCCCTTTTGACCCATTTCTGATATGGTCTTTTATACCCTCGTATCTTATTTAGTAAATAGTGGTATTGCATAGTACCAGGCAGATTAGGCAACTTATTCATTTCATTAGATTGTAGCACACAGTCATAATGAAAAGACAATGCCTTATTTACGATAAAGG